AAGCAACCAGGCAAGCCAAAGAAGCCAGCAGCGAATTGGCACAATGGGTTCAGGGCAAAATTAAGGACGCTGCGAGCCGTACAAATAACCGCCTGGACAATCGCATTGCCGAAGGTTCGAAGGTTTCCAAATCATCAAAAATTGGTGAAATCAGTTTTGGTTTTGCAGGTCAAAAACTAAGTGGCGGCGGTACAACCCAACAACTATGGGGCGGTGCTGAATTCGGTTCAAACCGTTTGAAGCAATTTCCAGTGTGGTCAGGGCGTGAAGGTCGAGGGTCACGCGGTTGGTTTATCTATCCGACACTTCGAAGCGTTCAGCCTGAGATCGTTCGCCGTTGGGAAGATTCGTTTTCAAAAATAGTTAAGAGGTACGACTAATGGCAGGCAATCGCACCCTCAAACTTTCCATTTTGGGCGACGTTGACAACCTCAACAAATCTCTCAAAACCGCTTCAGGCGACGTTGATTCATTTGGCGATAAGGTCGGCAAGGCTGGCATAGCAATTGGCAAGGCATTTGCCGCAGCTGCTGCCGCTGCTGGGGCTGCTGCAATCGCAATCGGTATCGAAGGTGTAAAGGCTGCAATAGCCGACGAAAAGGCACAAACACAATTGGCACTGGCGTTGGAAAACGCAACGGGTGCAACCCAGGCACAAATCAAAGCAACCGAAGATTCAATTCTTCAAATGTCATTGGCAACTGGTGTTGCTGACGACGAATTGCGCCCAGCGTTGGGTCGTTTGGTTCGGTCAACTGGGGACATCACAAAGGCGCAAGATTTACTTTCAACCGCCCTGGACGTAAGCGCGGCAACGGGCAAGCCAGTCGAAGCAATTGCCAATTCACTTGCTAAGGCGTACGACGGCAACACCGCTGCCCTGGGCAAATTAGGCGTTGGGCTATCTACCGCCGAATTGAAAACAATGTCATTCGAGCAGGTGCAAGGTCGTTTGACTGAATTGTTTGGTGGCGCAGCCGCAGCGAACGCGAACACATACGCGGGACAGATCGCACGCGTTCAGGTTGCATTCGACGAAGCAAAGGAAACATTGGGCACGGCGTTGCTTCCAATCCTTGACCAGTTATTGAAATTTATCAACGAAAACGCATTGCCAGCAATCCAGGCATTTTCAGCAGCCTTCAGCCTGACCGAAGGCGACGGGTTTGGCAAGGTAATCACCGACGTTGGTTCAACGTTGAAAAAGACATTCACACCAATCATTGAAGGCGTAAAGTCGGTCTTCGATAGCGTCAAAACTGCGGTTATGAATAGCAAGGACGAATTCAAAGCGTTTTGGGACGTAATCAAATTTATTGCGCCATTGGTAGGCAAGGCAATTGGCGATTCATTAAAGGTCGTTGGCGACATTGCCGAATTGGTTATCACAATCATTGCCAAAGTTTTGGGTGCTATCAAACCATTGCTGAACACGGCTATTGACGGTATCAACGCGATAATCAAGGGTTACAACGCGGTTCAGTGGGGCAAGGACGTGCCCTACATTCCAAAGATCGGTGGCGGTTCAGGTTCGACAACCACCGGGGCATTGGGTAACTTCTCAATGTCGACGGGTACGGTTTCGACTGCACCTTCGACAACGATCGCAACGGGGGGCGGTACGACCACAACAGGCGGTGGCACAACGTCCAGCGGAATTGCAACCGCTGCAAGAGTTGCCGCTTCAGCTGCCAGCAGTGTGGTTTCAAGCAATTTCAACCCTGGTTCATTCCGCATGGCTGAAGCCGCTTCAATGGGCACAACAATCAATTTGACCGTCACTGGTGCATTTGACCGTGAAGGCACTGCACGCACAATCGTTGAAACCTTAAATGATTCTTACTACCGCGGCACGGGTGGTGCAGGAAGCCTTCAAATAGCATGACGCAATGGTCACCCGTTTGGAAGGTTGAAATCGACGGGGTTGAATACACCGACGCGGTTTTGGCAAACCTGACCATTCAAAGCGGTCGCACAAACATTTATGAGCAGGCGCAGGCGGGTTACGTCAATCTCCAATTGTTAGACGTAAATCAGACGGCAATTCCCGTTTCAATCAATTCAACAATCGGCGTTTCAATCAAAGACACGTCAGGGGCATTTGTTGCCATTTTTGGCGGCAACGTTGTTGACATTGGTTTGGAAGTCCGCGACGTAGGTTCAAGCACTTTTACGCAAACTTATAACATCACTGCATTGGGCGCATTGGCACGTTTGCCAAAATCATTAACGAACGGCGTTCTTTCCAAAGAATTTGACGGCGACCAAATTTACGACATTCTTAGCCAAGTTTTGTTTGGCAGTTGGGCACAAGTCCCAGGGGCTTTAACTTGGGCGACTTATGATCCAACGATCACATGGGCAAACGCAGAAAACAACGGTTTGGGTCAAATTGACCGTCCAGGCAATTATGAATTGGCGGCACGTTCGTCCGAGCGAATCGACGTTTATTCGCTGGTTGCAGCATTGGCGACGTCAGGTCTTGGGTACATTTACGAGGACGCGCAAGGGCGCATTGGGTATGCCGATTCAACGCACCGCACTAATTACCTGGCTGCAAACGGTTACGTTGACCTTGACGCCAATCATGCCCGCGCAGCAGGGCTTCGAATTCAAACCCGCGTGGGTGACGTTCGGAATTCGCTTACGATCAAATACGACGCGACCAGCAGCAGCGAACGGTCTGCCAGCGACGCAGATTCAATTGCGCTTTACGGAACGCTTGCACAAATTATTGAAACGACCTTGCACAATGCAGCTGACGCAACTGCCCAAGCCAATTTTTACTTATCGCTACGCGCCCAACCGCAGCCAATTTTTAGTCAAATTCGCTTTGACCTAACAAACCCAGAATTGGACGACGCAGACCGCGACAACTTATTGAACATTTTTATGGGTGAAGCCATTTCGCTTAACAACCTACCGTTGAACATGTCGTCGGGTACGTTCCAGGGTTTTGTCGAAGGCTGGTCGTTCCAAGCGTCTTACAATCAACTTTCGGTCACTTTGTTGCTTAGCCCGCTTGCCTATTCATTGCAGGCAATGCGTTGGAATGACGTACCAATCACCGAAACGTGGACAAGCGTGTCGCCGACTTTAGACTGGGCAAATGCCACAATAGTGGCGTAGAAAAGGGGAACAAATGGCAAATCCAACAAGCAACTTCAATTGGCAAATGCCGACGTCGAGCGACTTGGTCACAGACCTTCCAGCCGATTTCGAAGTTTTTGGGCAGGCGGTCGATACGTCATTGGCTGATTTAAAGGGTGGCACGACTGGGCAAGTCCTTGCTAAAAATTCCAATACTGACATGGATTTTGTTTGGGCTGCGCCGACAACTGGTGACATAACTGGTGTCACGGCTGGCACGGGTATTTCAGGCGGTGGCACTTCAGGCGACGTTACGATTACAAATTCAATGGCGACTGCAATTGACGCAAAAGGTGATTTGATCGCTGGAACGGGTGCCGACGCATTTAGCCGTATAGCGGTCGGTTCAAATGACACCGTGCTTATTGCTGATTCAACTACGGCAACGGGTTTGAAATGGGGCACACCAGCGGCGGGGTCAAAAACTTTGTCTTTAATTGCTTCAGGTGCGTTGTCGGGTTCTAGTGTTACTTTTTCAAGTCTTAGCAGTTACGACGATATTGTTTTGATGATTTTGCCATTGAATTTATCAGCAGCAGCACAATTTCGTTGCCGAATAAATAATGATAGTAGTGCAAAATACTATGGTTTTGGAACGCTTGTTCAAGAGGGCAGCACTACGACACTTCATTGGCTAGACGCTGCAACAGAATTGGCAACATATGAAACCGTCAAAAGCGGTTATACAAATTCGAATTTATTTTTTAGATTCACAAACTGCAAAAGTGCGTCAGGTTTTACAAATTTTGAAATGCAAGGAACATTTGTGCGAAATTCAACTTCGGCAAACATGTCGCAAAACTATCAGGGCGTTTTTGAAGTAGCCGCGGCGGTTTCCAGTTTGGTTGTCGCACCTACAAGCGGAACATTTACTGCAGGCAACTATAGAATTTACGGTGCTTAAAAATGAAAAGAATTGAACACAACGTCCAAACGCAAGAAGTCACAGAAATTGAGTTAACGGCTGCTGAAATTGAAGTGAGACAATCAGAAGCGGCGCAGACTGCCGAAAAAATTGCTGCTGAAAATGCGGCATATGAGGCAAAAGAAACTAAAAAGGCTGCATTGCTTGCCAAACTTGGCATAACTGAAGCCGAAGCGAAATTATTGTTGTCATGACTTATCCGCAAGGCACAAACGCACGGTTGATCGAAGTCGCAGCAGCTGAAGTTGGGACGGTCGAAGAAGGCGACAACCTGACCAAATACGGTAAATTTACTAAGGCTGACGGTTTGCCGTGGTGCGGAAGTTTCGTCAATTGGGTTTGCCATATGGCTGGCGTCAAAATTCATTCAGTCGTTGGCACGGCGCAAGGCGCGCATAAATTTAAAGAAATTCAACGTTGGTCAAACATGCCACAATTGGGTTATTTAGCATTTATGGATTTTCCACATGACGGGGTTGACCGCATTTCACACATTGGAATTGTTGTCGGACTTATCGATTCAAAGACATGTTTAACGATCGAAGGAAACACCAGCGGAACAGGTGACCAGCGCAATGGCGGAATGGTCATGGTCAAGGTTCGTTCTTACGGTGCAGGAAAAGAAATCGTGGGGTTTGGAATTCCAAAATTCGTGCCATATAAGGGCGAATACCCAACCGTTACAGTTCCAACTTCGGGAGACAAACCAAAGAAAGAGGCAAAAAAATGGTCGAAGCCAAAGCAGTAGCAGCGTCTTGGGCGCGTTCATTTATGGCAGCAGCACTTGCGCTATACATGGCGGGCGTTACAGACCCAAAAACATTAGCAATGGGCGGCGTGGCAGCCGTTGCACCAGTGATCTTGCGTTGGTTGAACCCGCAGGATAAGAGTTTCGGGTTAACGGGGAAGTAGCCCGAAAAATCGCGGCGGCATGGTTGGTTTGGGCACTTGCACTAACCATGTCCGCTTGCGGTTATCAGGGCTGGGTACGCTATGAGTGCCAAGAATACGACAACTGGTCAAAAGCGGAATGTCAAAAACCGCAATGCGTCCCGACTGGAACGTGCACTGACGACATACTTGGAATTGAATCGAGACAAACCCGCACGCCGTAGAACACCCGAGGACGTTCACGCGCAGCTGATTTTGATCATTGGCGCAACCCTTGCTGCGGTGTTTTTAATAGTAACCGTCGGCATAACCTACGCCCTGATTTTTGTAACTCAACCAATTGGGGCGCAAGCACCAAATGACGCAGCCTTTATTGATTTATTGAAAACATTAGCAATTTTCTTGACTGGTTCATTGGGTGGCGTACTTGCTGGCAACGGACTGAAATCAAAGCCAAAGCCCGGGGACACGCCGACAAACACGCAAGGTTCTTGACCGCGGGTCGATCATGCGTCACCCTGATCGCAGGTGGTAGTCGTTACCGCCTAGAATCGGGAGAATTCAAAATGGTACTTGATCTACTTGACCCAGCAACATTGGGTCGTTTGGTTGGCATTGTTTGCCTAATGATTTTGGCAGCAGCCGCAGGTTATGCAAAAGGGTTCAAAGAAGGCAAGCGCGAAGGCATTGCACGCCGTAAAGCAATGGTTCGCCACATGGCAAACAAGGCGGTAAAATAATGGGATTCCTGGACAATTACGAAGCAAGCCGCGAAAGACTTGAACGCTGGTTGAAGACATACCCAACAGGCAGAATTGAAACACGCATTGTTGAATTCAGTGCTGAAAAGGGTTATGTCCTAGTTGAAGCAAAAGCGTTTAGAAATCAAGAAGACACACAACCAGCGGGCATTGATTACGCATACGGTTACCAGGGCGCATACCAACCCAACATGCGTCGTTGGTTTTGCGAAGATACGGTCACGAGCGCAATTATGCGCGTGCAACAATTGGTTATGGGTGGCGCGGAACGAAGCACCAAAGAGATCATGGAACAGGTCGAAACAACACCAGCCAAAATCGCCAACACTGACACAACATACGATTACTGGACAACCAAACATGGGGACGTGCCTAGTTACAAAACCGCAGGGGAAGCCGAACAATCGGGAATTCCTTCATTGGGTTCGAGCATGGACGAAATCTCAAAACAATTGGGCGGTCAGTTAGTCGAAGAAGCACCAAAATGCGTACACGGTCACCGCATTTGGGCAACAGGTAAGAAGAAAAACGGTGAAGACTGGGGCGCATACCGCTGCACCGAAAAGAATCGGAATGAGCAGTGCCAGCCAATTTGGTACGTTTTCGGGTCAAACGGTAAGTGGCGCGCACAATGACAAAACAACGACTGATTCAAATCATTGTTTGCATTGAGATCGTGCTGGTTATTGCAATGTTGTGGGTGACGTTCAAATGAGTGAATACATTGAAT